CACTATTGTGAAAGCTGTCACAGTGAGATAGCTATTTACTGCGAGCACTGTTGCGACTTCGAGCCTAGGGAAAGTTCTCACATAGTTTATAGAGAAATGCGCTTTGGTCCTAACAGCGAGACTTGGTGCGAATACTGTACTGAGGAAAACTCTATAGAATGCGTGGACGGTAAAAAATGGCATATCGAAGATGTTGTTTTCTCCGCCTATGACGAAGCGCTGGACCCCCAGACTTTTGAACAGGACTACTTTAGGTCTGACGACGACGGTGAAGTCTATCCTAATCGTGAGCTAGCGCTCTTTAGCGATGGGACTAGCTGGACTATAACGCAAGTATCAGAGTTTAACTCCACCCACGAACAGACCAAAGCGGTCTATGATGAAGTTTTAGGGTCATGGGTCTTTGAGAAATCTAGAGAAGAGGAGCAAGCTAGTGCATAGTCTAGTTTCAATGCTAAAATACAGACGCCAACAAGGGTCAGATTCCCAGAAAGATTTCTGCATCCGTTTCTTACACCCTATCTTTGGGCGTCCAGACCGTGACGGTAACTATATCAAAGTCATAGGCAATAAGCCAAACGTCTGCTTTACATCGCACCATGATACAGTGCATAGAGAAGATGGTATGCAGCGTGTTAGGGTCGAGGATGGCATTGCCATGCTAGATCATGGCGAGAAGTCTAGCTGCTTGGGTGCAGACTGTACCACTGGCATATGGCTCATGCTAGAAATGATCGATGCCGGTATCCAAGGCGTTTACGTTATCCATTCCGCAGAAGAAATAGGTTGCGTAGGTTCTAGCCGGTTAATCCAGCGCAATCCTAAGTGGCTTAGCCATATAGACGCTGTTATTTCGTTTGATAGGCGAGCCTATGACAGTATCGTCACCCACCAGATGGGGTATCGGACTTGCTCTGACGCCTTCGCCAATTCCCTAAACGATGTCATAGGTTTAGGCATGAAGCCAGACCCCACGGGTTCCTATACGGACTCAAACGAGTACGCTTCTAGGATTTCAGAGTGTACTAACGTCTCTGTAGGCTACTTCGACCAACACTCTAAGAAAGAAACGCAAGACCTTGACTTTGCAGCACAGCTTAGAGATGCGCTTATCACAGCAGATTGGTCAAAGCTAGTTATCAAGCGTGATCCCTCGGTTTTTGATGTTGGCTATTGGGAGGACTTCGAAAACTCCTTTCGCCCCAGAGAAGAAGAAGTGGTGGCAGATCTGGAGTTAGAAGAAATCTTGGATATTGTGTGTGACCATCCAGAGGCCGTAGCGTCTATGCTTTACAGCTACTTTGGCAGCTCTTGGGACCTGATAGACGAACTCTATCAACACGGCGGCGATAATCTCATGCGCTCCGCCTCTAACAGATAACTAACAGGGCGTCCCTAAGGGGGCGCCTCCACTTGCAACATAGGAGATACTTATGCAAGAGATTCTAGAAAAGACCACCCCTTACGAAACTATTAGCAGCGTTAGCAATCGTCTAAAGTTTGCTCTAATGCTGATAAGCGTTGGCCGCATAGATGAAGGCCTAGAGATGATAGTACATGATGTGGAAAGGCTCGATGATCTATTGGAGGAGCTTAGAGCAAAATCTCACTAAGATACTAGATTAGACACTAGCCCGGCTCTAGAGATAGGGCCGGGTTTATTGTTGGTTGTAGAGCCTGGCCTGGAGCCTAGCCAGGACCTTATCCTGGGGCCTGGCTAAAGGACCCCCGTGGGAAATTGGCTAAAGGACCCCCGTGGGAAATTGGACCCCCGTGGGAAATAACCCCCAGTGGAAATAGGCCCCCGTGGGAAATAGAAGTTAGCTGCATGAAGTTAGTAAGTCATAGCTACCTTAAGTGACGCTTAAGTTTCTTACTCTCTAGCTAGTAAACTGTAGGTTTGTTTTTCTGTAGTGACACTTAAGTGTAGTCTAATAATTAGCTGTTGACGTGTCAATCAGGGGCTGCTATAAATTTTCTACGAAAGGAGATTTATTATGGGTAAAGTAAAAGAGTTGTATGTAGCTAAGATGGAGGCAGCTTACGAGCAAGGCTACCTTGACTACAAAAACAGAAGAAACTACAATCCTAACCCTCAATACACCAGAGACGAGAAAGGAGCTTACTCGGATGGTTACGAACACGCTTTCGAGGACTTCCATGCATACTCATGAGATCACCCGTATCCCCTGTCCTGACAGGTCTGGGTGTGGTAGTAGTGACGCCTACTGCTGGAACCCTACAAAAGAAATTGGGCACTGCAAGTCCTGTAACAACTGGTTCTTCGATCAACATGAGCCAATCAAGAGAAAGAATAGGAGTGATGCTGACATGGCATTTGATGACCCCCTACCTGAAGTCTCCAACTACACCTATGAGCCCTCTCGGGGGATTTCTGCTCGGGTTATGGAGATGTATGATGTTCGTAGTTACAAGAGTGATGCTGGTGAGGTAGTTAAGCAAGAGTATATCTACCCCTCCGGTGGAAAGAAGATCAGGGTCATGCCTAAGACCTTCTCCGCTCAAGGTCTGGCTCAAGATGAACTCTTCGGGATGAACCTGTTCCCTGCAGGGTGTGCAAAGATGGTCACTATCACAGAAGGGGAGTTGGACGCACTGTCAGTGCAGGAGATGCTCCGTAGTAGTGGGTTGAACCCTGTAGTGTCTCTCCCCTCTGCTACACCCTCTAAGCGCCTCTGGGAGAAGTGTAAGCCTTGGTTAGATAGCTTCGAGAAGATCGTCCTGAGTGTGGATAACGATGCTGCAGGTAAGGCTGTAGCCTCTAAGATCTTCAACATGTTCCCTAACAAGACCTACGTGGTAAATCACGATGTCTACAAGGATGCCAACGAGTTCCTAACCAACAACGCTAGTAAGGCCTACAGCAACGCATGGTGGAATTGCCGTAAGTACACCCCTGAGAACATCCTCAATGGTTCAGACCAGTTTCTAGAGTTGTTCAGGGACTCCCCTGACTACTCCTACGTACCTACCGGTATCGAGGCTCTCGACGATAAGATCATGGGCCTGATGCAAGGGCACTTCACTGTGATTAAGGCTCCTACAGGTATAGGTAAGACGGAAGTAATGCGTTACCTTGAGTACAACATGATCCAACGTAAGGTCCCCTTCGCCTCGTGGCACCTTGAGGAGACTAAGCTACGTAGCGTCTTAGGTCTTGTCTCTTACAAGCTTAACCAGAACCTCACCCGTAGGGATATCATCGAAGCCCTCGATGCAAAGGATGTTGTGGAACAGGCTATCGTAGACATCACGAAGGACGAGACCTTCTACCAGTTCTACATGCCTGATGGCAGCGGTGTTGATGAATTCATTGACCAGATACGTTACCTTAGCCAAGGGTGTGAGTGTAAGTATATCTTTTTCGAACCGATCCAAGATGCTGTTGTAGGTGTAAGCGAGGAGTCTAAGGAGCAACAACTAGCTGACCTCTCTGTCCGTCTCTCTAAGCTGGCTGCAGAGCTTAACATCGGTATTATCACTATCGCCCACACCAACGATAATGGTGACCCTAAGTACTGCAAAATGATCGGTCAGAGGGCTTCTGTTATTATCGACCTGTACCGTGATAAGCTTTCTGAAGATGACACAGAGCGTAACACAACTCACCTACGGGTAGAGAAGAACCGCCCCTGTTCTGAGGAAGGTCCTGCAGGTACACTCCTGTTTGATCCTATGAGCTTTACCCTGCAGGAGACACACTCGTGACCGAAGAAAAGCTTGGTTTGGCGATGTACAAGTATGAAGCTAGAATGGCCCTCGAGGGAAAAAGGGGGCCATTACCTAACACACCTACCCTAGGTAAACCTCTCAACAAGGCTGACATGGTAAATAAGATTCGTCAGTTAATTGAGATCTATGGGGCTGTAACCGAGGAGCTTATCCAGGTTTGTACTCCAGGTCTACGGACTGACAGACTGCCTAGGGAGTACGTACGTATATACAAGGAGATGATGAGATGAAGGTATTAGTAGCCTGTGAGTTCTCAGGTACAGTAAGAGACGCTTTCATTAGGAAAGGTCACAAAGCATTGTCTTGCGACCTGCTAGATGGTGAAGGCCGTGGCCCTCATTACAAAGGGGATATAAGGGAGGTGTTGTATGAGGATTGGGATCTTGTTATCGCCCACCCTCCTTGCACTTACTTAGCCAATAGTGGTGTAGCTTGGCTGCACAAAGACCCGTCTCGGTGGGCTAAGTTGGATGATGCAGCTGAGTTCTTTCGGTTGTTCCTAGACCTTCAGGTACTTAAGCTGTGCATCGAAAACCCTATAATGCACAAGTATGGTAAGGAGCGTATAGGAGGTCACAAGCAGTCTCAAGTTATTCAGCCGTGGATGTTTGGGCACATGGAGCAGAAAGCTACCTGTCTTTGGCTCAGGGGTCTCCCAAAACTGCAACCAACAAACAACGTAAAGGAAGAGATGATGAAGCTTCCTCCTGCAGAGAGGCAGAGATTGCATTGGTTACCTCCCTCCGAGCAAAGATGGAGGTTGCGTAGTAAGACTTATGACGGTATAGCAGAAGCTATGGCAGAGCAGTGGGGTTAAAGGAAATGAAAGTAACAATGGTAGATCCACCTAGTGGATGGAAGTATGGATTTCCTAAACCGTTGCCTGCAGATTATCCAGAAGGGGAAAGTATTATCCCTTGGCTATTGAGCGAAGGTTATCCGCAGCACGAGATTGAAAAAATGCCTAAACACTTCTACTGTCGTTATTGGGAGGTAGATGAATGACTTACAATCCTGACAACTGGGTCGTCATCAAAGTCAAAGGTGATGACCCACACTATCGTGTTCTAGCAGGGTGGTCTGGTGGTTATACTACTGGCGACTCTTGGCGCATGAATAGTGGTATTACACAAGTCCAAGAAGATGACGGGGCTTATTATTTCTCTGGTTCTAGTGGTAGCACATATCGTTGTGGTAAAGAGTCCTACACGCTAAGAATGAACAATGCTTGGGTGTGGGAGGTACTACAAAAACGTCATGGCGACGAAGTAGAGATGATGCCAGAAGATACTGACTGGATGAATATGGATTGGAGGATAGGTGATGAAGTTTAGTAAATGGAATGAACACGGAATTAAGGTTGAGATAGAAGTCCCTGATTATAGCACACTTGATGAAGTGCTTGAAGAGTTTCAGAACTTCCTTCGTGCGTGTGGTTATACTATTGAATATAACAAAATGCTTGATATAGTGGAGATGGACTAATGACTGAGGCAATCAAAATAACTGACGTAAAAAAGTTAGAAGATGGTGGCGCAAATTACACCTTTGAAATGGGCACTTCAGCGGCTATATGGATGGCTCAGATGGGTCTTGAGGTAAACATGTACTGTATATCTTATGAGGTAGAATTTCAGGATGTACTTGACTGGATTGCCTCACATGGAAAGGAGGAAGGCGGTGAGTGATAATCTTGTTGAACGCTTGAGGAATTGGGAAAAGGTTTACGATGAAGACTAACACAAGCCAGATGGGAGTCTATACATTGAGGCAGCAAAACGTATCGAGGAGCTCGAAGAAGAAATCAAAGAGTTGTCTATGCAGTACCTTTCGGATACAGGACAATTGGGCGAGAGGGTAGGCGAACTTACAACCGCCTTAGAGGAAGTAGTTGCTGGGAAGAGGTTACAAATGACTGAACAAAATGATTGGGCCGTTACGATGTGGAGCGACACCCTTAAGGAAATATCCAACAAAGGCGATTCTCTCATGGATATATACGACAGCGTTTGCATCGTTCGTCTACGCCAAATCG